CTTGCCTTCTTGAGGCTCTTTTTAACGCCGCGGTACTGTTCAACTGCGGCCAGGAGGTCGTCGATCCAAGCGATAATACGCTTGAAGTCAGCTGCCTTAAGATGGCTGTAGCCCTCTCGAACTTGTTCATCCTTTTTGGATACTGCAAGTTCAAGTTCAGCTTTTCGTGTTTTATAAACATCTTCGTATTTTCCTAACTGGCTTTGTACCACGTTGTTGGCAACAAGATAGTCATACAGTTTAGTTGGGTTCTTGACACCTGTAGCAACATCGTCAAAGATGCCCTCCAGCTCACCAATGATCTCGCTTGTGCGTTCAGCAAGTCGATCTTGAATAGTGGGACGGTAGGCTACTTGTTCTGCTGTTGCAATCTCTGCAACGGGCTCGGGTTCTGCCTTGGCAACCACTTCCATAACACTGTCAACAATGAACTCAATGTGGCGTCCACGGAAAGGCATGCCCTTGCGGTGCGCCATGATAAGGCTGCACACTGTCATAGGCAGCAAGCGATCACCTGCACGGTTAAACGCTTTGACTTCTTCGATTGAAAGTTTGCTGTTCTTTTGTAGCCACTCAACTACATACTTTTTGCAGTCTTTTTGACTGTAGTAATAATTGTAGTAGTAGAAGCTCTTACGCAGGCGGTTGTCAAATCGTTCATTGTCCCAGTCCGCGGCTTCTGCGGGCCATTCAGGCTCGCTACCAGTGTACTTTTCATCAGCGAAAGCAATACGTGCTTGACGTGGTGCTTTGTTTTTGATCTTGATGCCTGCTACTGTTGCCATTATACACGTTCCTTTTTCACGCGGCCAATGCGGCTCGCTTTGTTCCAATCATACACAACGCCATCGGGGCAGAGCCCATTTTTGACGCTGTCTACACCAAAAATTCCACAAACCTCAAAGTCCGCAGCTTTGATGGTTACAAATTCATCTATTAGTTTTGCCGCTTCCATTGCTGTGCCTAAGCTATCAAAAGCACCACGAACAAAACCTGTATTGTCTATTACTTTGTACATGCCATTATTATAACGCAGAAACCATTTTGAGTCAAGTTAGTACATTAGTGTTGCCATTAGATACCACTGCTCAAACTCGTTAACGCAGATTTCAAATTTTTCCGTTAATTCTTTGTACTTATGTGTTACTTTTGACAACCGTCTACATTCCACCATTTCTCGATCCATGGCGATGTATGCATCATTGCAGTTTGAGTAGATCTTGTACAGGGTACTACGGGCTTTGATATTTTTGGTATCCTGTACCATTTTCAAGCACTTTTGCAGGCGCTCGTAGTAATTCATGTGTGTCGGAGTCGTCATGCTGGTATTATAACACCTTTTGGTTAACGTGTCAAATCAGCATAAATACACGAACAAAGGATTTACAGTGGCAAGACTCAGTTTATGGCAAGATGGCCGACACAGTAACGATTACAAGTTTTTTGATCGCAGAATCAGTGAAATGTTTACCATTGGCGGCACTGGCATTCTGTGTCACAAATACTTGGGCCCAATTGCACAGGGCACACAGTTGGCAACCACGGCGGCACAGGGTGCTGCGGGACCTGTAATTAACCTACCCGATACTAGCACAATCAATCTAGGCGATACTGTAACAGGTACAGGCATTCCCACAAATGCCAAGGTCATTGCCAAAGATGCCAGCACCATCACAATCAGCGCCAATACCACCAGTGCATTGGGCATTGGTGTTACCGTGGGCATCAGCGCCAGTGCTGCACAGCCCAGCTATACTAATCAAAGTGAGCAGAACATACAGGACTTGCTGTGGCTAGAAAACAGAGACCGCAAGTATGATACCAGCATCTACAAGATGCGCGGCATTTATCAGCGTCAAGATCAAGACTTTGACCTAAGCCAATTTGGGCTGTTTCTAGCCACTGGTACCATCTTTATGGTGTTTCACCTGCGTGACATGGTGGACTTGATTGGGCGCAAGCTCATGAACGGTGACGTGCTTGAACTACAGCACTTGACTGATTATGACGCACTTAATCAAGACGTGCCAGCAGCACTGAAACGCTTTTATGTTGTAGGCGATGCCAGCTTTGCAAGTGAAGGTTTTACCCCAACTTGGTGGCCGCACTTATGGCGTGTTAAATTGAACCCTCTAGTGGACAGCCAAGAATACAAAGACATTCTCAACAATGTCATGGCCAGTGATGGTACTACGCCAATTGGACAGTTGTTGACTACATTGGATACCAACTTGAAGATTAACGATGCAGTTATACGTGAGGCAGAAGCCAACGTACCGTTCAGCGGTTACGATACCAGCAGCCTCTATATTGCTCCTGAAACTATTGCAGACGAGCCAGACAAAACTGCCGATGATGTGGTTGATACCGCAGATGATGTAGCAGATACTGCCGACGAGGGTCCATTGACTCCGGGTTCTACAGTATATGGCTACTTGTCAGGATCAGCAGTAGCACCAAACGAACAAGCAATGGGAGTAGGTATCATGTTCCCTGCAAATCCAATCAGTGGCGACTACTTCCTACGCACAGACTACTTGCCAAATCGTGTGTTCCGCTTTGACGGCAAGCGTTGGGTCAGCATCAATGATGTACAGCGCACAAGTCTTACACAAGGTGCAAATAATCAAACACAGTTGGGTACCTTTGTCAACGCAAGTGGTACGTTTACTAATGCAGATGGTGCTACAGTAAATGTCCGACAAAGCCTCAGCAAGGCCCTAACACCAAAGGCAGATAATTAATGACAGCTCCTAGCAACTACTTTTATGATGGTCAAGTCCGTAGATTTGTAAGTCAGTTTATTCGAATGGTATCAAACTTCTACGTAGAGTTTGGTAAAGACAGCAATGGTGTAACTAGCCTACAGCGTGTACCAGTCATGTATGGAGATCCCAGCAGACAAGCCGCACAAATTATTCGTAATAACAGTGAGAACACAATCAACGCTGTTCCCGCAATGGCTGTTTATATCAACGCCTTAGAATATGATCGTGAACGTTTGCAAGATCCTTATCTAGTTGAGAGTATGCAAATACGTCAACGACAGTTTGATCCAGTAACTGGTACCTATGGCGATGCTCAAGGACAAGCCTACACAGTTGAACGCTTGATGCCTGCGCCTTATAAACTGACACTGAAGCTGGATATTTGGACCAGCAACACAGAACAAAAACTACAGCTGATTGAACAATTGGCTGCATTGTTTAACCCGGCGATGGAAATACAAAGCACTGACAACTATATTGATTGGAGCAGTCTTAGTGTTGTACTGCTTACTGATATAACATGGGACAGTCGTACTGTGCCCACAGGTGGCGAAGAACCTATCAGTGTTGCTACTATGAATTTTGACTTGCCCATCTGGATCAGCACCAGCGCCAAGGTCAAGAAAATGGGTGTTATACAACAAGTTATTACCAACTTCCAAGATCTACAGTCACTGGACAGCTTAGGACAGCAACAGGTTATTTCTGTGCTGAACTATGGAGTACTGTTGAACTCCTATATCAGCAGCGGAGTTCCCTACTATACACTAAAACTGCTCAAGCCACAGGATGTAGTAAACTACAATGCCTATGGACAAGACAGTGTAATTGCTGCAAGACACACTTGGGAACCATTGCTGAATCAGTATGGTGAATTTAAATCTGGTACTAGCGAGATACGCTTAACACAGCCTAACGGCAGTGAGATCATTGGCACCATTGCCACTAATCCCAGTGATGCAACAACCCTATTGTACACACCATTTGGCGACACGTTCCCGGCCAATACACTAAATGCTGTCAATGCCATTATTGATCCACAGAATGTCAATGTGGGCAGCTTCTTAACCAATCCTTCAAACGGTACTCGTTATCTCTTGGTCAATGACATTGGCGACTACAATAACATTGCTGGTGCAGTTGCTTGGAAGGGCACTGACGGAAATGATTTGGTTGCACATGCCAACGATATTGTTGAATATAATGGCGCACACTGGCGAGTGGTATTTGACAGTGCCAATGAAAATAGTTTACAATATGTAACAAATCTAACAACCGGTATTCAATACAAATGGCAAAACAACCAATGGTCAAAGAGCTACGACGGACTGTACAACGAGGGCGAGTGGATGCTGGTCCTTTGATTGGTGCCGGGGCCTTAATCTACTGTAGAACTACTCACAGATATCTTTTCTTACTGCGCGATGGCGGAACACACAGCGGCACTTGGGGCCTTGTTGGCGGTAAAATTGAACCAGGCGAAACAGTTGTTGCTGGACTGACTAGAGAGATTGCCGAAGAATTAGGTGGCATTATTAAAGATGCTAAATTGGTGCCAATTGAAAAGTTTACTAGCGACACCAACAAGTTTGAATACCACACCTACGTTATACGTGTGGACGAGGAGTTTGTACCTACACTAAACAGTGAGCATCGCGGCTACTGTTGGGTACCACTAAATGACTACCCCCGGCCTCTGCATCCGGGGGTTTGGCGTACATTCAAATTTAGCAGCGTTATCGATAAGATACGCACACTAGAAACATTAACCTAAGTCTACTTCTAGTACAAATTCTCTAAAGGTAATTTGGCGTAGGTTAAGTTGATACTTCCAACTGTCGGGCATGTAGTAATCTTTTGTAGGACTTACACGCACAAAGTCTACATCAGGATACAGTTTCATAACCTGTAGTAGTGCGTTTATAAAGTTTGTTTCTGTAGTTGGACTGAGTGTGTCTGGGTAGCCAGGAGTACCAGCATAGACATTGAATTGATAGTCAGTGTGTCCACTGTGCAGATCAAATCCCATTAGATAAACTTGTTTGTGTCCGTCAAAGCAGGCCAAGTAGGCTGCTGTTGCACCCATGTTCCAGTTAGGGTTTTGAGGCACAAGATAAAACTTACCAGGGTAGCTCAATACCATTTGTGCTGTACCATAGATGATGGTTTGATCGCAGTGGCCACCGTTTACCAGTTCACTAGCAACTTCATCGTTGGCTACAACAAAGTCTGGAAGAAAGTCGCGCACAATGGCATTGCAGCCGTATGTCTGTACTGCACCTGCTGCCAACAATCCGCCCTTGTGATTTTTGAGAAAATCAAATAGTTGATCGTGATGTTCTGTTCTGCTGGGCCCATTGCCTAAAACCACAGCTCGACCACTGGTTTGTCTGTTATCAACTGCGCTGTTGATGCGCTCAACTGTTTTTTGCCAGTCGCCATCTTGGTAAGTCATTTCAGTAATGACATCTTCTCCCATGTAGCTGCTGCGGTATAATTGTTTAATCTTTTGCATGTTGTTATCCTATAGTGTATTTATTGAGCTATGTCACTAATAGTTGGAGGAGTAAAGTTGCCAGTGTAACGTGCATATTTGGTAATGCGTACATCGTCTAGATACCCGTTGAATGACACATTGTTTGAAGATCCCAGTGTCACTGGAAGCGTAGCCACTGCTTGCGGGGTACCGCTGATTGTGCCAGTAGCCGATGATACTCCATTGATATAGATGGTTAATGCGCCGGCATTGTTTACAAACGCCAAATGATACCATTGCCCCGTTGATAATGTAGTACTTGTGGTCAAAGTCTGTGCTGAACCGTTGTAGTAATACCAACGAACTGTACCGCCAGCAATTGGGCCAAATGCCCAGTAGGTACTGGTACCTGTTGCACCCAAGCAGCCCAATACAGTGGATTCACCGTTGCCGCCAGTAGTGAATGCGTTGGCATAGATCCAGTATTCAACTGTGTATGATCCAAGCCACCATTGCAATGCTGGTAGTGATTGGAATGACTGCAAGTACGCTCCGCTAGTACCAGTGAACTGTAGACTTCTAGTACCATATTTGACTGTACTGGTACTTGTTTGTATGTTACCAACGGTTGCAAAATTAAACGAACCGTGTTGATCAACAATACCGCCGTTGTTGAAGTTCAATAACAAACTTGAAGGCACGGAGTTAGAGTAGTTAG